AGTTGCTTCGCGGGATTCGCTTTCGCGGGGTGTGCGCTTATCCATTCATGGACCTCAATTTTTCGGCAGCGTACTGCTCGATTGACAATCCAAGGCGCTTAGCGATGGCGACCTCAGATGCGGACAGTTGAACCTTGCGTGGCGGTGTCGTATTTCTCTTTACTGGAGCGACCACGACGCTCTGCTTCTGTTGAGGGGCTCTGTTGTCCTCAAAATCCTCATCAGACGCTACATGCGGATACCGTTTCCGGATCTCGCTATCGAGCTTCTCCCAATACTCGTCGGTCTTGGGATCCACACGATCAAAAACAACCAACCTGTCGTGGACGTGCCGGGCGAAATCAGTCATCTCCCGATCACGGCCAAACCAAGTATTCTTCCGTGCCCACGAAACAGTCTTCGCGTCGGGCTTCGGAGGAGGCGTTTGGGGTACGTACTGTGGCACCTCCGGTTCCGGAGGCTCCTCCATCTGTACAGGGCGGAAGCCCTTTACCTTGTCTGCCTCAAGGGTGAGACGCGCGATAGACTTGTGCGCCTCAACCTGCTTGTCTACATCGCCCATTTCGACAGCTTCTTTGAGAAGGCGCTGGGCGATCTGAAGTTCGCTCTGGACCCGGGTCTCCATCTGGTCGGCGATAAGCACCTGACCAGACTGAAGCGCCCGCCTAAGCTGATTGTTCTCCTGCTCCCTACGCTTCACGTAGTCAACAAGAGCCTGCTGCTGGCGTTCAAGCTCTTCCTTGGCACGGCGTTCCTCATGGAACTCGTACTTGAGCTTGCTGATGCGCTTCTTGACCTTGTCGCTGTACTGAGCAACCTCGTCTTCATTCGGAAGATCCGGGTCGCCACTACGGCGGGGCCTATTCTTATCTTCAGGCGGGGTGTCGTCGATCACCTCCACCTGAAGATCACTCTCCTGACCGGCACTCTTGTCCGGCTCAGGAGAACCGACAGCTTCGACCGCGCTGTCGATCTCAAAATCGTTTTCGTCGCTCATACCCGTTCAATCCCATCAGGGTTAGCCAATGTCGCCTCAACAACGTCATCGTTGATGAGACGAAACTCCTTGCCGCCGATCTTGAATCGGGTGCCGGAATAAGCCCGGAACATCACCCAATCCCCTTCTCGGCAATAAGGCCCCGCTGGGAAGCGGTCGGGGTCCATATAACAATCGGAACCCATCACGAGGACTTGGCCAATGATGCTGGCCGTCTCCTCCTTGGACTTGATAACATCCGGTCGAATGATACCGCCCTTAGTCTTCTCTTCCACCTCTGGGACCGCGATTAGAATCCGGTAACCCTTCGGCGCAGGCAACTTCTCAAGAATGTCTTTCGACAACTTGCTCTCAGTGTACATGCGTATTCCTACGTGGTTGCGCCTCTCGGCGAGTTGCGTTCTTCTGAACGTAACTCAATGATACAGCACCACAATCGGATACCCGAAATCAGTCGGCCTCGCGCTGCACTCGCTCAAGATCGACGATGTCGCGCTCTACCATGGCAAGACCCGCAATGATGCCGGTCAGGTACTTGTACTCGGAGAAATCCTTCGCCGAGCCAAGAGCGATGTCGTCAGCCAACTCATTCATCTTGCTGCGGATTTTCTTGCGAATGACCTCAAGCTCGGTCATCAGAAGCCTCTCCCAACAGACGAGATACTCTGATTGACCACTTTAGCCGCTTCAAGCGCGATTTTGTCCTGCTTGTATTGGGCGTCTGCTTGCGCTTCAGCGGCCTTGACCTTGACGGCCTCTTCCTTGATGCGAAGTTCTTCGCGCTGAATGATGGTAAGCGGATCGTTGGCCTCCTGCTGCTGCTTGGCCATTGCCTGCTCCTGATTGTGCTGCTGAAGAAGACGATCAGCGGCGACCGAGGCAAGCTTGGCCACATCGTTCTGAACGTCAGGCGGAAGCTGTTCGCCGACCTGCGGAAGGCTGACGCCAAGCTTCAACTCAAGCTGACGACGATACGAATACGCGAAATGCTCCGCGAGATGCTGCTGCATCGCGCCAGAGAACACCTGCGCATTCGGATTCTGGGACATAAACTGCTGGTAAATCGGATCCTGCATGAATGCCGTGTGGACCTTGATGTGGGCATCGTGGTCCTGATCTGGGAACACCGTAATCGGCTTGCCAGTAAGAACAGTCATGTTCTCAGTGACCGGGTCCATCGCTATAGGCGGCTGCTGCGACTGGATGATCAGATCGACGTTCTGCACATTCAGTGCGTGGAGCATCTGTCTGTGTAGTACCTCCATGTTATACATATTCGGAGGCGCAGTCTGCGCAAGCTGCATAGCCGCCTGATACTGCATGACCTTCTGGGCCATCGTGGCGGCGTTGGGGTCGGATACAGGGATAATGTCAACCCGATCATCGAAGTCCACCTGCCTGCTGTGCTGTTCCTGCTCGTTCTCGGATGTGACGTACTCGTACTCAGGCCCCATGTATTCCTTGATTACATCGGCGATCAACTGAAACTCACGGCTGAGCGAATCGTGTACACGCGCCTGAACGGCAGACATGACCTTCATGGAACGCTCAAGCAGCGCCAAGGTTGTGCCGACAGGAGCCTCGGGGTTTGCATCGCCAACATCCATCTCGGCGATGGAGCCAATGCGACGGCCTTCGTCAACAAGGTTTCCGAGAAGCTGGTATAGAACGCTGGAGGGTTCTTTATACGGAAGGAATGTGATCGAGTCGCGGATGGAGCCAGAGGCTACATCCACATCCCTGAATTCTCCCGGCATGATCGGGTTGTCGTCGCCCTTGATTCGGAGCCCTCGGGCTTTGAGGCCACCCGGGAGGTTTGAAAGAGTGCCAGCGTCAACGAGTTGACGTAGGATTGAGGTAGCGCTCTTAGCGATTCCGCCAATGAGGTGGATAAGACCCGTGCCGTAAAAGCCAAGGCCGGGAAGATACTGGTAATGGACAAAATACTGCCGCTTCTCATATGTGGGATCACCCTCGCGCCAATTACGACGGATGGCGAGGATCTCACGACTGGATTTCTCGATTGTGACGACGTAGGGAAGCTCGATGCCATCCGGATTTTCGAACCCCGGAAGATCGAGATCGACGCACATCTCAAGGATTGTGTGCCGGTTGTCATCCGAGAACGATGGGGTCTCGCCCTTTACCTTGTCGTACTTCTTCTGCAAGGTGGAGTAGTCGGGGGACGGTGTCGGAATGTCGATGTCCCGGTAGAAACCACTCACCTGTAATTTCCGAAGTTCATTCGGGTACATTCGCGTTACGTGTGTGTAGCGCGGGCAAGCGGCGAGATCTGTGGTGCCGTAGGCGACAACAAAGTCTTCTGCGGGCACAAACACAGCCGCAGGACGCTCTGTCATCTGGTCGTAATACACTTTCCGGAACGCAGATCCGGCGAGGGGGAGTCGGAACAGAAGCTGTTCGGTCTCGGAACGATAGTCCCGCATCTTCTCTGTTACGACGTAGTTCATTTCCTCCTGAACGCGATGAGCCTGCTTCAGGAGTTCTTCGTTGGCCTTTCCGACAATCTTGGTCCGGACGGGGCCGGAGGCCGGGAAGACCTCCATGATGGTCTGGGCTTGGAAGCGAATCACGGCCTCCGTGAGAACCGGATGGTACACGCCACATGCACCCGGCCACGGCATCGTGCGCTCTTCGATCTTGAGCCCAAGAAGGTCAAGTCCCTGAAGGTAGGCCTTTTCCCAGTCGGCACGGGTGTCCACATCGTCCTCGAACGACGAAATGAGATCCTCCGCCAGCATGCGGAGGTCGCCCTCTTCGATGACTTCCGCTAGGTTTGCGGCATGTTCGTCAGGTGGAGCAAGATCAGCATCAGGGCTGCCGAAATCGACAGTAACCCCACCGTCCTCCATCTCAGTCACATTCGCACCGAGATCCTCCGGCGGAAGCTCAATGTCGATGTCCAAGGGCGGGGTTTCGGGCGAAATCGGGATATTCTGCTCAATCATGGCGTGTCTTTCTCTTTCCACCCATTATATCAATAGAACGACTCTTTGCGGAACTTCGGCAGTTCGACCATGTCGTCCTCGTCTGTCGGGATAACAAAGCCGCCCTGACGAAAACGCATAAGTGCCATGGTCACAGCGTCTACGTAGTCGTCGTGGTCGCCGGATGGAAAGGCGGCGCACTCCTCAACCACATCTGTTGCATACGCCTCATCTGGTGCCCACACAACACCAGACGCGAAGATGTCGGTAATTGCGTTTACACGGACAATCTTGTCGCCCGTCGCTCGGGTTGGTGTAAACTCTTGGACGGGGATACCGGCGTTTCGTAGCTCGGCGATAAGGGGCGCACCAGACGCCTTCTTTTCGACGATGAACATATCGGGCTTCCAGTCTTTGTAGTACTGGACGGTCGTGGCTTTAAGCTCCGGAAACTCCAATTTGTCCTTCCATGCGTCCAGTAGGATCAGGTTTGGTATCGGTTTCCCGGTCGAATTCGGGTGGTTAAAGACCCCGAAGGCCACACACGCCGAGTAGTCAGACCGCTCTGTCTTCGAAAAGGCCGTATCCATGGCCACGATAACGGCTTCACAGGGCGGGGCCTTCTCAGATTCCCACACATTCCACCAATCGCGCTTGATTAGAGCGCCTTCTTCGGATGTTGGATCCTGCTGGTACTGTGCCGACCACTTGGAGATCGGAAGCTCCACTTTGAGCTTCATAAGCTCGTCAATCGACCAGAATTCAGGCCAAAGCGGGTCTCCAGACGGCATAATGGCGGGAAGTTCGATGACTTCCCACTCGCCAGAACCCTCTTTCTTGACCGAAGCGTCGATGATTTGGCCCGTCAAATCGCGCTTTGCCCAGCGGGTCATGACGATAACAATGGCTCCTCCCGGCTGTAAACGCTGCCGGGGGCCAGACGAATACCATTCGAACACCTTATCGTAGACCGACACGTCGAACTGGCCCATCATGGCCTCCTGTTCGGAGTGCGGGTCGTCGATAATCAGCAAGTCGGCACCCTTACCCGTCACGGCACCGCCAACACCGATAGCGAAATAGTCGCCGCCCTTATTTGTGGACCATCGACCGGCAGCTTTAGAATCAGACTGGAGGGTAACGCCCGAGAACACCTTGTTGTACTCATCGGAGCCAACGAGATTACGGACCTTACGACCGAAGCCGACAGCCAATTCGGCTGTATGTGCCGTCTGAATGATCTTCTTTTCGGGGTATTGGCCTAGGAACCACGCCGGGAGCAGGTACGAAGCGAATTCTGACTTCGTATGGCGGGGTGGCATGTTAATGATCAGGCGCTTTAGCTCGCCCTTGGCGACACGTTCGAAGGCATCAGCCATGATCTTGTGATGACGGCCAGAAATAAAGCCGGGCCACATGAGCTTCACGAAGTCCAAGAAATGCTCTTGGGCAGCCTCCCGGGCCTTTGCTTCGTCCAAAGCACGAAGAAGCCGGAGGATCTCCGGCTTCTCTTCTTCTGGGATCTTGTCAATGAGTTCTGCGTAGTTCATGACTCGATTATATGGTGCCAAGGGAGGGACTCGAACCCCCGGTGTTTGTGTGCTTCCTTACAAAAGAAGTGCTGTCGCCGCTGAGCCACCTTGGCTTTGTTCTATCTTATGTACCCCACTATCGTATCGACGGCGGCAATCTTGTCGGTGTACTCATGTTGCCGGGCGGTGAACATTTCATCCGAATGATACAGCGTACCGCGATCCTTGCCAATAGCGGTGGCTAGGCAACGCAACGAAACCAGAGGGAAGTACCGGATCATGGCCCACGGATAGTGGTGCTTCTCAAACAACGAGCGATTGCCACGAGCCCTGCCGACAATCGCTTGAAGATCCACGCCATGAACATCGGCGACGACGAGAGCAAGATCCTTGGCGAACTCCTTGAGGTCGTCAGGCGATAGCGGGTTCACTGCCCTGCACTGTACGACGCCATTTCTCTTGCGCTCAACGATCTCCCTGAGCCGCTTGGCTTCTTCCTCTTGGATGTCCTTCGGGGTCTTGACCTTCGGCTCGAAGAACTTCCGCTGCGCCATCATGATCTGACGTGATTCGCCAGTCGTCTGGTCCTCCGGCGTCGCCGTGTGTTCCCAGAAGAACTGGCCCTCAAGTGCCTTCGCCATCTCCGCTTCCAGATCCCGCATTCTGCTTTTCCTCAATCTTCCTTAACGTGTTGATCAGATGTCCGACAGAGCCTTGGAACCCATATGTGCCGTAGTGTGTGGTCAATGCCCACGGGAACAACCAAACGTCACCACCGATCTCCCGCCACTTGTGGCAGAAATAGTAGTCCTCAGAGAGGTAGCGTCCGTCAAAGATGCCCGTCCTGAAGTAGGCAAACATCTTCTTCTCGACGCCGCTTGCGATGTCCCGCGAATGATCAGACACATACGCATTCTCTGGGAATGCTTCCGCCATCTTCTCAAACACAGACCTTTTGATCAGCATCAAGCCGGTTCCGGCTTCAGCGACACGTACAATCTCCTCCATCTTGGTCTCGTCGTCAAGCGTAGAGAAGACGTACTCTCCTACTAATTTTTCGAGATAGTCCGGCTCGTCCATGTTGCTCTTGATCGCCGCGATGATCATGGGCCAGTTGATGTGCTTCTTCGGGTACGGGCCACAGATGATGTCCTTCTCATAGGTCATCATGGCCAAAATGTCTTCAGGCCTGAACTGGATGTCGGCGTCGATGAAGAGCATGAAATCGGCCTTGCTCTTGGTCATGAACTCATGAACCAAACCATTACGAGCGCGGTCAATCAGGCTCTCGTTCATCATGAAGCAGTGCTGGAAGATGATGCCGTGCTTGTGACAGTTGTCCTGAAGCTGAAGCAGGCTGGAGAAGAACATGGTATTGCCGAGACCGCCATACATTGGCGTGGCAACCATTATGCTCTTGCCTTTGAGGCTCCCGACGTTGATCTTCAGTTCGCTCTCTTTAATCATTCCTCGTCCTCGAAATTGAAACCCCGGTTCCGTATTTGCCGTTGTAAGACATGGGGGCGGGGTTGCCCTGTATCTTCCATCCGTATAGCTCCATGTTCATGGCGTAGGTCATGGCATCAGAGACTGTCTCGCCCCACACATAGCGGGTCTCGACCAGAAATGCTTTAGGATTTGACTGCGATGTACTCATAGTCCATGGCTCCGTTCTTCTTCTGCACAAGGTAGACCAGACCATCCATATAGGCTCTCCAAGCAGTCTTGGCAGCCTTCATTGACTCTGGCATCGTGTCGGCAAAGCCACCCCTCTGAAAGTGGCGCTCACGGTCGGCGATCAGCATGCCGCTGTAGTAGACAGCCTTCTCGCCCCTCTTTGCTCTGGATGCCCACTGGATCATTTCGTCGGAGTTGGAGATGGTTTTCAATTTAGCGACCTCGTGTCAACTGATTCTAGAATGTCGGCCCGGAGGCCAGCGACCATGATTTCCAAAAACTCCAGCGCGTGTACACGGCTGTCGAACTGATGGAGGTAGACCCGATCACCCTCTGAGGTGATGTAAACGATCATCGAGTCTTCGATCTCACCGTCTTTTATCTGATCCAGAACTTCCGTAGCTTCGAGTCTTTTGGACGATTTTCTCGGCATAGGCACTTCGCTTTCTCTTTGATCCCAGTCCCCCGTTATAGAGGAGGGCCGTCTTATAGATGTTCCCCTTCGCAAGGCGGTAAGCCATCCGGAGGTAGATCATGCCGTATCGTATACCAACGCGGCAGTTATTCAAGCCCGAGGCGGATCCCTTGTAGCCAATCCCACGGGCGGTCTGTGGCTTGATCTGCATGACGCCCCGCTCGCCACCACGGCCAACGGCGCTGCATCTGAAATTACTTTCCGCCTTCGCCACCGCCATGGCCAGACTTACCGGCACACCCTGACGAATTGCTTCGGAGCGTACCATATCCGGCACGGATTCTGCGAGTGCCGGGGTTGAAATAACGAGAAGTCCTGCGACCAGTGCTGTCCTCAATCCTTGTCCTCCAGCATTCCACGGATCTCGTTCGAGATCACGGCGTTGTGCATCACGGTGTAACGCAGTATCAGGTTCTCCTCCTTCAGCGCGTCGATCTCGATGTACATCTTGTCGATCTGGGCGAGGCTCTGCACCAAGATCTTGCGCACGGCGTCTAGGTCCGCCTCAAGCTTGGCGATCAAGCCGCTGTCGTCTTCTGCTGATTCACGCATCTCTTCTTCCTGCTGTCCAGTTTTTCTGCATGCGAACCTCGTGATTTGGTACGCACCAGATCTCGCGGCTTTCGTCGAGAGCCACAACCCAGATCAGGTCATGCTCAAATCCGTAGTCTAAAACCCCGAAGGCATATCCAGAACCCTTGACGGTGTTCAGCGGGATCGGGGGCTCAAGCCTTGTGAACATCAGTGCCACTTCCTTTCCCACTTCAGGGCCAACTCAAGGTGATCCTGAGTCATGCCCATCGTGCATGTCTTTATCGCCATGCGGATTAGAAACCGCGTCAATGCTATCCGGATTTCAGTCATGCGTCACCCCTTGTCGGATGCTCTGGAAGAGACATCCAGTGCGTTGCACCAGCAGGAGCCTCGACCGTGTACTCACCATCAAAGCGCCAGCACAAGCCCCACAGGGCTGTTTCGGCGGCATATCCTATTTGAACCCGGTCAACACTCAAGTCCGGATGCATAGCAAGCAATATCCGCGTCCCATCAAGAGGTGCCGTTTCAATGGGTTGCCACTTAGTCATGTATCACCTTCCTGCGGAATGGGGAGGCTGATCCGTTTGGTTCCAATCGTTGGGTAAGTTCGCTGGGCCAATGCAGCACCCGGCCACGCATTCAGGGCAGCAACGATGGCGGCACGGGCTTCTTTTTCGTTGATGAACATAACGGTGTCGGTAATGCTTTCTCGCATCGCTTCCACCACCTCATCCGGTATCTGCTTCGGGTCAATCATGTGTCACCTTCTTTAAGCATCATGCAAAACTCATCAGCAATCATCTTTCCGATGCCGGAATGATGGATTGTGCCATCTGTATCAATGTACATGGTGTCCCACTTCTCAACCATCTTCTCCACCGCCTCTATGGTTACAGAGATGGCGGCGCGGGCCTGATCATCGCTGATGTAATAACTGTCTGCTTCGTGCATCGCGTTAAGAACGGCCTCAAGAAGCTGATCATGGTTTGATATGGCAAGCGACAGTGCAAGGCCACGCTTGATGCTTTCAGGCATTTTGTTCATGCGTCACCTCCAAGGGCAACGCGGGCGAGGTCACGATACCAAGACCAGACAATGTCAGGGCTGGCGGTGTTTTGGATCACCTCAAGCGCCTCCCGCAGCTTGGCGTTCTCGTCCATCAGGCGGACGTATTCAGCGCCAGTGATCGTGACCATGCTTTCGATCTTGATGTCAGTCATTCTTACCTCCAAGAGCAGCAAGCGCAATGCGCCACCGCTGGTCATCCAAAGTCATCGGGCCAGCATCACGGATTTCCTTCAGCGCCGCCCGCAGCCTATCCACCTCGGCACGGAGGGAGTTGATCGTGTCATCAGGGTACGGGTCTACAACGCGCGTCATGGGTATTCCTCCAGCATTAGATCAATCGTAATGGCCGCAAACCAGACAAAGGCGACAAAGCCCCACCCCACGATGTCAGTCATTGTCACCTCCAAGGGCGGCGCGGGCTTGCGTTACTGCGCTGTGTTCGTTCGGCCATTCTTTGTGATCGTATACATCTAGTTCAAGCTGGTTTGTGTACCAGATCAGTTCCTCCAGCGCCGCCCGTAGCCGGGTGATCTCGTTTTCTACTTCATTCCGCATCTTGATAACGCCGTTAAGTTGGAACCTAAGGCTTTCAATCTCGTCGGCGGCATCGTGTTGAAGTTTTGGTGCCCCGTAGTAGGGTGGAAAAGAGTTTTCTGTCCTTAACCGTTCCACAATGTCAGCCATTCTCACCTCCAAGGGCGGCGCGGGCGATGTCCAGCATTTCCTCTGCTTCGTAACCGTAATACCTTTCTACCTTGGTGATCTCCTCCAGCGCCTCCCGCAGCCGTTCGATCTCAGCCGCTGCTTTAACCATGTCTTGGCTGGCCTCATGGCCGTAACCAAACTTCGCCCACTCGCGCATCTTGGTTGCAATGTCAGCCATTCTCACCTCCAAGGGCAGCACGGGCAATCTTGCGGACTTTGACCATCGCCTCCTCGCGGATAAAACGGTTTGTCCCTTCACACCACACATCCCCGCCTTCAGGGGCCGTTATAGCAAAACCGAAAACCTGAAATGAAATGATCTCCTCCAGCGCCGCCAGCAGCTTGGCGTTCTCGGCGCGGCATTCACGCAGTTGTGCTTCGAGCAGTTCGATCTCTCTCTGGTTGTGTATCTCGCTCATGTCGTTCTCCTTCTGTGCCGGAAGGTAACACATTCGGGGTCGCGTGGAAACAGAAAAACAAAACCCCGGAAGATTTCTCTCCCGGGGTTCATAGCTCACAGATGTGTATCAGATCACTTCTTCTTGCCGATAGCCTGATTGGCAGCAAGGTTTTTCTTGGCGAAGGCGCTCATAAGGG